ACTCCTACATAATAGCTAGTGCTATATTTAGTCCAACCACCTGTTTTTTGAGGAAGACCCTGTTTAAATCGTATTTTATCACAATTTACCCAACGTCCTTCTGCTCCAGTTTTGGTGTCTAAAGTATCTAATCCTGGTTGAAATGTAAGCTTCGTTAATGGCATAACTCTCCATTATATACATAAATTTATGTATTTATACTATTTTTTAAACCAAGCGGGAAGTCCTAAATGAGGTCTACGATCATAAATATTTTCTTTAGATCCTTTAGTTTCAACATTATTGTAATGTAAGAATACTTGACCACAATCATCAAAGGTTAATTTATCTCTCCAATGTTCTAATTCATTTCCTCTGTAAACTAACATATCACCTGGCTCTAACATTACTTTAACACCTTTAGATTTTGATGCTTTGTAATTGCCAGTCTTTTCATCTACACCACCTTGTGATGCATCTGGCTCTAAATATATTGGCCAACAACCACCACCTAAATGCATAGTTGTAGATATTTCACAACTAAATCTATCTTTATGGCGATGTAATACATCTCCTTTTTTATAAATTCTAGCGTAAGAATAATTTGAATTTAATTTTAATCCTGTTGTCTCTTCCATGATAGGAAGTAATTTTACAAGTAATGTTTCCATTACAATATCAGAATAATGTGAATATGTTTCTGGAACTTGAGCATCGTTCCACACGCCGAAATATTCCGTAAACTGACTAATGTACTTTGTATCAAACATCGTACGTGCTACTGTTCTTTTCATCATAAAATAATCATAACAAAATTTAGCTAAATCTTCTGATATCGCTCCTTTTATAATTGCATATTTATTTTTCTTAAAACTCATACTTCTCCTTTAGTTTGTTTTCTTACAGTATCTGTAATCATTCTTCGCACAGCTTGTAGATTAAAATGTATAAATCTAAAAGGTTCTACACCATCATCTACCACATATTGATGTTCCATGTAAGCTGGAAAGAATATCATTGTACCTGGTTTTGGTTTGTAATGTATTTGATGTGTTCCTAAAGTAATTTCAGTTTCATTCTTTAATGGTAATTGTGTAATCAGTTTAGCTGGTCTTGGATCGTGAAATACTGGCATTGAAGTTTTTTCACTACATTTTAAAAAATAAAAACCAGATATATGATTATCATAGTGCATATGGCCTTCATGGTGACCTCCTCCTTTTTCACCAAATTCCTGTACCCAAAATTCAGTCCAAAATAATTCATAGTTAGTTAAATCATATCCCATATGATCTAAAGCATTCCAACTAGTTGCTCCAATATAATCTTGTAATTCTTTTAAACCAGGATCACCTACTAAAGATGTAGAATGATAACTCATTCCGTGATCTCCTACTTTTTTACCAAATTTCTTTTCTCGTTCTTTAATAATTTTAGCATTATTCTTCTTTGCGTCTTTTATATATTTATCACAAATTTTATTTGTATCATTTACCCATTCTGGAATTTCTATAGAATAAACTGGTGAGCTAAAATAAACTGATGCTTGTAATTGATCTGTTTTTGCCATTATCTAAATGGATATCCAAGGTTCCAAATAACCAATGAATATCTCGTTCCTTTTGTTACAGGTTTAACTCTATGCCACACATGAGATGGAAATACTACAATAGAACCCCGTTGTTTAATTTCTGCACATTTTCTCACTGTTGGTTTATCAGGATCCATGTTTCTAAAATCAAATTCTAATTCTCCACCTTCATAATCTTCTGGTGCTGATAATGAACAAGTCACAGATAATTTTCTAATTTTTCCATGTGTGTCTTTATTATCTTTATTATTGTAAACATTTTCCCAACTATCACAGTGCCAATCATAAAATTGATTTAATTTATATTTTGTAAATTGACAGGACTCTGAAAAATCCCAATCAAAATTCCAACCTGCTAATCTATTTGCTTGATGTATAAATGGTTGAATCTCTTTATAAATCCAACGATCATTTAACCATACTATATTAGAGTCCCTTTTCTTTTTTAAATCTATTATATCTTTATCATCAAGTGGTTTTCCTTTATTTACTTTTTCTGTTTGACCACCTGTTAATGCTAATTGTTCTTGTTGTGAAATTCCATATTTAATTAACTCATCACAAAATCTAGGTGTGAGTGCACTTTGAAAATAGTAGTAGTAATTCTGTAAGTTCATTTCTAAATTCTATATATTATTTTCTATAGGATTTGTAAAGTGTAAATTAACCTAATGTAATTGTGTTAGTTCCTGACACAGTAAATGTTGCAACTTTACAACCTCCAGCTGGTGCCGGTAATGTTGTAACTGTGTTTGTTCCTGGTGATACAGACATACCAACAGATCCTGGTGCTCTAATAACAACAATTCCTGAACCCCCACTTCCTGAAGTACAACATCCTCTAGCTAAAGAGCCACCACCTCCACCTGAATTAACTGTTCCTGAAGAACTTCTTAAAGGCCCATTTCCTTGACCTCCATCTCCTCCACCACCAGATCCTCCTGTTCCTCTTGTTCCACCTCCGCCACCACCATTACATACTGCTCCGCCTCCACCACCTGCATAAGTAACTGGTGAATTTGTAATTGAATTAGCAGAACCTGCTCCACCATTTCCTGCAGCACTAGGGCTTGATGCATTTGCTCCTACAGCAGAAGCTCCACCACCTCCGCCTCCAGCTGATGAATTAGTTGTAGCAGAAGCAGTTCCTCCTGTATTTCCTTGTGATGGACTTGCTGGAGGAGTATTTCCTGCACCTCCAGGAAATCCAGTTCCAGATGAAGGAGTCATGAAAGAACCTCCACCTCCACCAGATCCTCCTGCTAATCCTATAGAAGGATTATTATAACCACCACCACCCCCACCACCTGCACTTGTAATTGTTGAAAAACTTGAAGGACTACCAGATGTGCCAGTAACAGGTCCTTGTGTTCCACCAGCTCCAACTACTACTGGATAATTTCCAGCTTCTAATATTAATTTTGTTCCTCCAGGAAATGAAGTACGATAACCTCCTGCTCCTCCACCACCACCTCCTGATCCACCTCCTATTCCACCTCCGCCACCTCCAGCTACTACTAAATAATCTAATGAATATGTAATTACAGGCCACGTTCCTTGTTTCCTGCTTCTAAATTGTGCACTCAACGGCCACGATCCACTGGCCTTGTTTAATTCTTTTACGATAACGATTCCTGAACCGCCTGATCCACCTGTTTGATCTACGCTTCCTGGTTGAACTATTCCTGCTCCACCTCCACCTCCACCTGTGTTAATTGTACCTGAATTACCCGCTGTAGTTCTAGCTCCAGCTGCTCCACCACCTGATCCTCCTGAACCAGCTACAGTAGATGTAATAGGAGCACAAAATCTAGTATCAACACCTCCACCACCACCACCTCCATAAGTTGCTGGTGATCCTGTTATTGTAGTTGTTTTACCTGCTCCGCCAGATCCTGAATTTAAAACATTTGGTGATGTAACTGTGGCATCTCCTCCAACAGCTCCTGCACCTCCGCCACCACCTCCCATACCATATATAACTGGAAATGTTGCTGGATTTAAATTAACACCTCCTCCTGAATTTCCTTGTGGGGGACTTACTGGTGGACTATTTCCTGTTCCACCTACTCCAAGATTTTGAACTCCTCCACAAAATACACCTCCTACTCCACCACCACCAGATCCTCCAGATCCTCCAGTTCTAGTTGGTCCTGGAGCACTACCAGTTATCCCACCTCCTCCACCTGCACTTGTAATTGTTGAAAATACAGAAGGTGTTCCTTGTGTAGCGGTTGTTGTTGTAGGGGCAGGACTACCTGCTCCACCACCTCCGACTACTATTGGATAAGGTGCATTACCACAAACTTGTAAACAACCACATCTAAATCCGCCTCCACCACCTCCGCCACCTCTAGCTCCACCACCTCCGCCACCACCAGCAACAACGACATATTGTGCTACTCGTGTTCCAGGTTGCGTTGTTAATGGGCCAGATGCTGTAACGGATGTGACAGTACACTTTCCAAACGAT